TAGTAGATGCAGGATTATACATAAATGTAGAGTAAATTATGGCAGTACAAATTCAAACAAGAAGATCTAGCACACTTAATGACAGACCATTTCCTACAAGATTAGGAGCTGGCGAGCTTGCATTAAATAATCATAGTACAAGTCCGGGATTATTTTTTGCTGATAATGTTGCTTCTCCAAGCACTGGATTAATAAAAGTAGGTCCCGTTCATATAGGAAATACAGCTCCAAATACTTCTCCAGCTGGTTTTACATCTTCTAGTAAAGGAGAAACTTGGTTGGATACAAACAGTACTCATATATTTAAAATTTATGATGGTTCAGCTTTTCAATCTGTTAAAGCAGTGGCATCAGTATCTTCAGGACAACCAGCTAATCCTATTGATGGTCAATTACACTGGGATACATCTGGTGGTGGTAATGGTGTTTTAAAAATATATTTAGCTTCAATTTCTGCTTGGGTTAATGTTTAATTACTATGATTTAATAAGTGATCTAAAATTCTATCTAATTTTGTATGAACACCCTGCATTTCTCGTAAGAAATCTTCTTTTAATACATAATCATGAATAACACTATTTTTTAAATCATCAACTTCTCTTTGAATTCTATCAAATTTTCTATCTATTTTTTTATTAAAATTACCTAAAGCTCTACTGATACCAGCAAAGGCACCAATACTCCCTGATATTATTGCAGCAATTACTTGAGGTTCCATACTTTTATTATAATGGTAGGCACAGTTTAAAATAGATATTAATAGAGGTTAACTATGTCTACTGCTTACGAACCAAATATACAAGGAGCTATTGCAGTCTTAAGAGACTTAATGATAGCAAATAGTTTTACATTAACTCGTGAACCATATGAACCCAATTATAGAGGTTTGGTTGATGCTGTTATTGATTTAAAAGAAGGATTTCCTACTTTTGCACCATTGCAGGTTGGTTTTGATGCAACTGCATTCGAAGATGTTTCTGAGGGAGATGCTTTATTCATGAGGACTAGTGATGGACAAGTTGGTAAAGCTAGTGCAGCAAATGGATTACAAGAGAATGCACAAGTAGTTGGATTTGCTAACGCAGACGCAAGTGCAAATGCAACAGTGAAAGTTATTGTTATTGGAGTAAAAACTATGAGTGGCTTAGATGCAGGTGATTTATATTTTCTTTCACCAAGCACTGCAGGAGCTATTACATTAACACCTCCTTCAAGTTCAGGACAAGCAGTCGTAAGAGTAGGAGAAGCATCCACTACTACGAGTTTTGCAATTCGTATAGAACCACCAATTAAATTAAGCTAATGGCTAGTGTAGAAGATCTTGCTCCATATCAACCTAATGCACAGGGTTTAACTGAGGTTTTAATTGACTTAAAATCTACGATGCCAAGTCAAACAGTGTTCAAGGTTACTGGGTATCAGGTTGTGTGTTTTGAAAATGTCACTCAGGGTGATGCTCTTTATGCCAGAGCTAGTGATGGACAGGTAGGAAAAGCAATAGCAAATGACACATTAGACAAAGCTTTAGTTGCTGGAATTGCAGAAACTACACAACCAGCAGGTCAGATTGTGAAAGTAATTGTCGCAGGTATAGTTGCAACATCCGGCTTAAATACAGGTGATCAATATTTTTTATCAGCAGCTTCTGCAGGATCCATAGTTGAAACACCTCCTTCAACTGCTGGTCAGTATGTAACGAGAATCGGAGAAGCAGGAAGCACTGGACAATTTATAGTCAGAGCTGAACCTCCTATTCTTCTAAGCTGACAGTTTACTAGACGTAAAATAAATATAACTAGCAATTCAATCTTTTTGAATTGTATCGGAATATAAAATGGCAACAAGAAAGGCACTTGTTCTAGTTTCAGGTTTATTTCAGGAGTTAAATTCTTCTTCTGATAAATTAGATTTTGCTGGAAATACAACTGCAGATTTAACAGAACAAACTAATCTTTATTACACTGATGCAAGATCAAGAGCTGCTGTATCTGTAACTGATAGTGGTGGAGATGGAAGTCTTGCGTACAATAATTCCACGGGAGTAATTACATATACAGGACCATCAGCTTCTGAAGCCAGGGCACATTTTAGTGTAGCTTCTGGATCAGGATTATCATACAACTCAAGTACTGGAGAGTTTGGAACTTCTGCAATACCTAACGGACAATTAGCTAATTCAGCGGTAACTATTGGAAGCACCAGTGTTTCTCTCGGAGCTACCCAAGGAACTTTTACTGGATTAACTTCTTTAGCTTCAGGAACTTTAATAGCAGGAGTAGAAGATGCAGCCAATGCTATTGAAATCGGAAGTGGAAATATTATCTTTGAGGGATCTACAGCAGATGCAAACGAAACAATACTTACAGCAGCTGATGCGACAGGGGGAGATAAGACTTTAACTTTACCAAATGAAACTGGAACAATATTGTCTACAGCATCTTCAATTGCTAACAGTAATTTAGCCAACTCAGCTGTAACTATCGGATCAACTTCTGTCAGTCTTGGAGGCACAGTAACTACATTTACTGGTTTATCTTCTTTAACTTCTACAACATTAGTTGGTACGACACTTATTTCTGGATCTGCAGATGCTGCAAACTCAATAAAACTTGCAAGTGGAAATATAGTTTTCGAAGGATCTAGTGCAAATGATTTTGAAACAACTTTTACTGCTACTAATCCAACAGCTGATCGAACAATTACTTTACCAGACGCAGCTGGAACTGTAGTTTTATTAGGATCTTTAAGTGTAGCTGCTGGATCAGGATTATCATATAACAGTGGCACAGGACAATTTGGAACAAGTTCTATTCCAAATGCACAATTAGCAAACAGCACTGTGACAGTGGGAAGCACAGCTGTAGCGTTAGGAGCAAGTGCCACAACATTTACTGGATTGGCATCGATAACTTCAACTGCTGTAGTAACAAATGACAGCGGATTTAGGGTTAGAAATAATAGTGATAATACAAAAATTCTCGCATTAGATTGTTCTTCTATATCAGGTAGCACAACAAGAACATTAACTGTGCCTGATACAAATGGAACAATAGCAACTCAGGCTTATGTTCAAGCTCAGATTACTGCTGAGGATCTTGACATAACTACAGATTCTGGAACGATCGCTATCGATTTAGATTCTGAAACCTTACAGCTATCTGGAGGCACAGGTATAGATACAAGTGCTTCTGGAAACACAGTTACAGTGGCTGTGGATTCAACAATAGCAACTGAAAGTTTTGCTACCGCAATAGCAGTAGCGTTATCATAGTATTATGGCAACCCAAGTTCAATTTAGAAGAGGAACTACAGCAGAGCATCAAAGTTTTAAAGGAGCTGAAGGTGAAGTTACTGTAGATACAACCTTGAAAACCGTTGTAATACACGATGCAATTACAAACGGTGGTTTTCCTGTCTTAAGAGATGACGGCACTAATTCAGAGTTTGTTAGAGGTTCTCTTACAAACTGTGCATTAAAATTTGCAGGAGATGCAAATACAGGTTTAATTTCACCAGCTGCAGATGAGATCTCCTTAGTAACTGGTGGGTCTAGTCGTTTTACAATAGATTCTAGTGGAGCTGCTACCTTTACAGGTAATGTCCAAGTTAATGGATCTTTATCAGTAACAGGTAACTTCGATTCCGGAGAAAACTTAGCATTAATTATTGCTTTAGGATAATATGGCAAACACCTTCAAAATTGATACGAAATCAAGTTGTGTAACAGATGCACATACTAGCAGTAATGCCAATGTCTTAACAGCTGGGGGTTCTGCAACATTAGTCCTCTTAAGCATATTAGTTTCCAATAAAACAGGAGCTACTGCAGATGTTGACGTGTTTTTAGTAACTAATACAGGTGATGATGTTTTTCTTCTAAGAAATGCACCAATACCAGCTGGTTCTTCACTTGAATTAATAAGTGGATCAAAAGTAATTCTAGAATCTAGTGATGTTTTAAGAGTAAGAACTGACACTGCAAGTGCCATTGATGTTGCAATAAGTTATCTAGAGCAGACCTAAAATGGGATTATCAGTAAATAACGACCTTGTAAATTTATCTGATAATTTTGAAAGTCTCAAGGCAAAGGTTGAGGCTATTGAGATTATAGTTTATGGTGAAAAAGTTTTAGAATTAGATGATTCTAATTGGGAAAATATTAGAAAAAAAAGAGATTATATTTTAAAATCTACTGATTGGACAGTGATACCAGGATGTTCAGTTGATCAAGCACAATGGTCTGCATATAGACAGAATTTAAGAGACATTCCTCAAACATATAAAGTAATAGCAGACGTGAAATGGCCGACTCAACCATCTACTTCAGGACCTAATAGTTAAGAGTCCCCATATTTACTGAGCTTAAAATAATTAAAGAAATTAAGAAGACTTCTAGTTTAATCTGCTATGTCATATATAGGAAATACTATTCGTGCTGCTGACGACTATAGATTAATTGATGACATTTCAAGTAGTTTTAACGGTAGCACTACTAGTTTTGCTTTACAAGTTTCAGGATCTGCTCCAGTTCCTTTTCCTAAATCACCTCAACAAGTCTTAATATCAGTAAACGGTGTTATTCAGGAGCCAGATCCTACAGGTTCTTCAGGATTTAATTTAGTTGGAACAAATATAGTTTTTAGTTCTGCTCCTACAAACGGGCATGCATTCTTTGGAATAATATATGCGACTGCTGATTATCTAAATTCAGGTGGTAACTTCCCTGTAGGATCCTTGGGTGCTCCCAGTATTACATTTGTTAGTGATGAAAATACTGGAATTTACAGAAAAGGTTCAGGTAGTGTAGCTTTCGTTGCTGACGCTACTGAGATCGCAAATACTGATAGTAATGGATTAACTATTTCATCTGGGGATTTAATTCTAGGTGATAGTATACGAGCAAAATTTGGAGCTGGTAATGATTTAAATATTTATCACGATGGATCTAACAGCAGAATAGTAGATACTGGAACTGGTAATTTAATTATATCAAGTAATCAATTACAAATAAATAACGCAGCTAATACTGAAGTTCAAGCAAAATTTATTGAAAATGGAGCAAATGAGCTATATTTCAATGGTGTGAAAAAGGCGGAAACTGTAACGGGTGGCTTTACAGTTACAGGAGTTTGTACAGCTACATCTTTTGCTGGTGATGGATCAAACTTAACAGGAGTCACATCAGTGGGTGGAGACACGGGTGTTGATTTTAATGATAATGTAAAAGCTCGGTTCGGGACAGGTAATGACCTAGAGATATTTCATGACTCAACGAACTCTGTCATTGATAACAATACTGGTGATCTTACTATTTCGACTTCAGGTTCTGGTGACGATATTTTTATTCAATCAGCAGATAATATAAGTATTAAAGTACATGGAAGTGACGATGGCATAAACATCACTGGTGATGGGGCTGTACAGCTGTACCATGATAATTCTGAAAAATTAGCTACCTCATCAACTGGCGTTACTGTAACAGGAAAAGTGTCTGCTACGACATTAGCAGTTGATAACAATACCGATACAAGTATGGATGCTCTTGCAAGTGGTCAGTTACAAGTAGGTGGAGATGGATATACAGGTGCCATTGCTTTAGATGGCTCAAATATGAATATTTATCATAATGTGCCTAGTAGAGGTATACAGTTTGGTATTAATGAAACAGCAGTAGCTAAATTTGATACATCTGGTAATTTTTTACCTGCCACTAATAACACTAAAAATTTAGGTTCTTCATCATTACGTTGGGCAAATATTTTTACCAATGACCTTAACTTATCTAACGAAGGTTCATCTAATGATGTTGATGGTACATGGGGTGACTGGACAATACAGGAAGGAGAATCAGATTTGTTCTTAAAAAATAATCGTTCTGGTAAGAAGTATAAATTTAATTTAACGGAGGTATCTTAATGGCTTTTCGTGGAGGAAATTTTGTTCATATGTGGGTTAATTTTGATCACGACACTTTGACAGTCCGAGATTCTTACAACATTGCCAGTGTTACTGACGTTGGTACTGGTCGTTTGACATTTAATTTTTCTATTAACGCTAATAATGCTACTTATGCATATGCTGCAATAGCTGGAAATGCCAGTGGCACAACAACAAGTGGTAGAACTTTTTCGAATGAAGGTACTGCTGTAGGCAGTTTTAGTGTAAGATACCGATATAATCAGGCAGTTTTAGATGATAGTTTAGTCAATGCCATTTGTGTTGCGGAGAGCTGATGGCATTATTTGGAGAGAATGCAGTTCATGCTTGGGCAAACATAGACTGTAGAGATGGTCAGGATACAGTCAGAGATTCTTATAATATAAGTAGTGTTACTGATATTGGTACCGGTCGTCAACAGTTTAATTTTTCTACCAACGCTATTAATAATGATTTTGCAATTGCTTCAAGATCTGGGAACAGTAGTGGTACAACAACATCTCCAAGAACACAGGTGCCTGATGCTGAATTTAATGTAGCCCATTTTACTATTAGAAATTTATCTATAGCTAATAATATAGCTGGTACTGCTAGAAATGATGGTTTTCTTGCTGTAGTTTGTTGTGCAGATACATAATAAAAAATAACTTTTATTTATGAAACTTTAGGGAAGTTATACTTATAAAATGAAAGGCAAAACCTTTTGCTAATTGATTTAATGGAGGTATCATAATGGCTTCATTCGGAGAGAATGCAGTTCATGCTTGGGCAAATATAAATCAGTCAGGAAGTCAATCAATTGTAGATTCCTACAATATAAGTAGTATTACTGACAATACAGTAGGTAAAACGACATTTAGTTTTTCTACTAATGCTGCTAATGATGATTTTGCATTTATTTCATCTGCTGGAAATGCCAGTGGCACAACAACAAGTGGGCGAACTCAAAATAATGACGAGGCTTTATCCGTAGGTACTTTTAGGATAAGAAATTACAACGCAACTGCTGGTACAAATAAAGATGATACTTTTGTAAGCGTAATTGTTATTTCAGATAGCTAATGAAAATACTCTACACAGGCGAAGACGGAATTGTTTCTATAATGACTCCAGTTTTTAAAGAAATTAATCCTGAAACAGGTAAAATCTGGACTATTGAAGAAATAGCTAAAAAAGATGTACCTACAGGAAAGAAATACAAAATTGTAGAAGACTCTGATATTTCAACAGACCGATCATTTCGTGATGCTTGGGTCGTTGATGAAGCAGACCTTACAGATGGAGTTGGATCATGAGCATCATTAAAACAGATATGGCAAAAGCCAAAGAAATTCACAAGACAAACATTAGAGCTGCTCGTGCACCAAAACTTGCAGAGCTTGATGTTGAATTTCAAAAAGCTTTAGAAACTAGTTCAGACACAACTGCTATTGTGGCAAAGAAAAAAGCTTTGAGAGATGCTCCTGCTGATAGTGCTATAGATTCAGCTACAGATGAGGCTAGTTTAAAAGCACAATGGAATACAAGTATTTTAGGGAATAGTCCTTACTCATAATATTTTGAATAATTAGCCATTTTAAACTAGTTATATCAAAACTAGTTATTTTAGATGGCATACATAGGAGCAGAACCTTTACCAGGTCAGAATAGAGAAGTAGATGATATTTCTAGTGGTTTCAACGGAAGTACTACTGCTTTCACTCTACAAGTTTCTTCTGTAAACGTAAGTCCAGAAAGTGCAAATAATATACTCATATCTTTAGGAGGTGTAATACAGAATCCTGGGACTGACTATACAATAGCTGCAAGCACTTTAACTTTTACAACAGCACCAGCTTCAGGTCTTGATTTCTTTGGATTAATATTAGGAGCTGGAATAAATACAGCTACTGTAGCTGATGGAGTTATAACAAGTGCAAAATTAGCTAGTGACCTCTCCCTTACTGGTGATGTATCAATAGCAGACAAAATAGTTCATACAGGAGATACCAACACAGCTATTAGATTTCCTGCTGCCGATACGATCTCAGCAGAAACTGGTGGTAGTGAGCGTTTGCGTATTGCATCGAATGGGAGAGTTGGAATAGGTATAACAAGTCCTAACACAAAACTAGATATTTCAGCAGCATCCGTTAACTCTAGTACTCTTTCAACAACTAATTGTAAACAGCTAGGTCAGTGGATTCAAGCTGCTAGTGGAAGTAATACATCAGGTCACATTCAAACTGGAATAGCTTTTGCAGAAGGTCACTCAGGTTTATATTCTATTGATGCAGGTACAGGTGCTGCTCAACACTTAGCATTTTTTACTGGTGCTGCTGCTGGAGTAGCAGAACGTTTACGAATAGATACATCTGGAAAAGTAGGTATAGGTACAACAACACCCGAAGTTATGCTTGACATTAGAGCAGATGATCCTGGGATACAACTAGTTGATACTAGTGGTACAAACGCTTATGGAAATATAGATTTTGTAGGTGATACTTTACAGTTAACTTCAAGAGGTGGATCTTCTTCTGATGGATTTATTGATTTCAGAAAGTATGACGGAACCACTATTGACACCACTATGCGTATAGCTGCGTCTGGAAAAGTAGGTATTGGTACAACTTCTCCTGATGGTGCTTTTAGAACTACAATACAAGAAGGTACAAGTGGACATGGTGTTTTAGTATTAGATAGAACTTCTAATATTGATGGAACACTTCGCTCTATGGTAAGTTTTGAAAGGAGTGGAACAGCTGTTGGAACTATAACATGCAGTAACAGTGCTACTGCATATAACACTTCATCAGACCATAGATTAAAAGAAAATGTAGTTACAATGTCTAATGCCACAGATAGATTAAAACAACTACAACCAAAAAGATTTAATTTTATTTTAAACCCAGAAACAACAGTCGATGGTTTCTTAGCACATGAAGTTCAATCAGTAGTACCAGAAGCAATAAGTGGAACTAAAGATGAAACACAAGATATTTTATATACAGAAGAAGATACAATTCCATCTGGTAAGAAAGTTGGTGATGTAAAAGAAACTGTACCTAAATATCAAGGAATAGATCAAAGTAAACTTGTACCTTTACTTACTGCTGCATTACAAGAGTCAGTCAAAAAAATAGAGACTTTAGAAACTAAAGTTGCTGCATTAGAAGCAGCTTGATAAAATTTAAGTAAATACTTAAAAAAATGCAGAAAATTTTTAACGCTATTGCAGTTGCTTCAGGAGTTCTTACTCTAACAATAATAGGTGCTGGTATCTACGGATATAAATATATA